AAATAGGATCAGATATAAAACTGGCAGCATCTAAAGGAAATTTAAACAAAACTTTAGATGAATTTGCAACATACAAGTCCAGCGCTAAGAGTGATAATTTGACTTATTCCAACTCATCGGTCCGTCAGAATTCCAGAAGTAGATGTTTAGAGGCAGTGATTCCATTAGTAAATGAAGGGTCAATGAGTGCATATGATGTAGCAGATAAGTACACAAAATTCCCCGTTGAATTCCAAATATTTAAGAAAAATCAGATTGGAGGAGTCAGAGAGATATTAATTTTGAATATCATTTCAAGAATCAAGATTAATATAATTGAAACTTTGTCAAGGAACATTTGTCAGTTTGACAAAAGAGAAACTCTGACACATGGAGCATCAAAAAATGACTTAATCAAAGAGGTGTTGTATGAGGTAAAAAAGAAACCTGGAAAACGGATGGCTGTCTTCTTCAGTATGGATAAAAGTAGATGGGGACCATCGTTTGTCCCCATACAATTCCTGTACCTTTTCACACCATTTAAAGAGCAGTTGGGAACTTTATTTCCGTACATCGTCTCACAATTAATATTGCATCAAAACAAGAAATGTATATTACCTGAAAGGCTCATAAGAGCTTGGGCATTGGATCCCAACAACAAATTGGAACACAGAAAGGATAAGAATTTACAAACACTAAAAGAGAAATTCCTTAGGGATCTTCAAATTTATTTCGTGAATGAATCCAACATGGGGCAAGGCATTTTGCATTACACTTCCTCCTACCTACATGCATCAATGATTTCATTCAGAGATAAGTTATATGAAAAAGCCTGTAAGAATATGGGGATTGATTCTAATGATCATTTTGATTTATTTTCATCAGATGACTCTTTCACAGCCCTTTCAGTGGAAGTTCACTTGGTATCATTGACTATCAAGAAAATTAACCTGTTTATGAAGTGTCAGGAGATTTCTGAGAGACTATTCAATTGCTCAACATCTAAAGCAAAAAGTAGTATAAATCCCATAATTGGAGAATTTAATTCATTATTCATGTCTAACTTAACATTTTTCCCAACACTAATTAAGTTTTCACTGGCCTCAGTTCACCCAGTAAACACAGACTCATTTTTCAAAATGGTGAAAGAATCCTATGCTGCATGTAGGCCTATTATTGAGAATGGTGGAACATTGGATTTGTACTCAGTGGCACACATGATGAACAAGAGGTATTGTGAAAGTATATATCACACTGGATCAGGAATGGTAAATAGTCTTGAATCCATAAACATACAAGCAAAACCTTATCACATGGGAACTTACCCAGTGTTTAACCCCACCCTCATGTTGATGTTTGGACCAGAATTCTATAATTACAAACTATTCAGAACTCTGAATGAGTACAATGAAGAGACAAGACATCTTTTCAGACAATCACATAAAATTGCTAAAGGTCAGTTGGCTGAGACCATGGCGGAACTTGAGGAAGGTGAAACTATGATGGGTGGATTGTTGAGAATTGAAGCATCCATTGGTCCAATTCAACAGTACATACGTATAAAGAGAGCAGCAGAGATGGGATTAATGTCTAGAGATGAAGTTGAGGCAATGATAGTTAAAGATCCCTTAATATTGTTCAAGCCGTGTGAAACTGTTGAAAATGTTAAATTTAAAATCATGCAGAAGGTTCTTGTCCCAGGGGCTCAAGAAGCAGTTAAGACAATCACTTCATCAATATACTATGGGAGAGTTTCAGCCTCTGTTTCTGCTGAAGCATTCCATGTCAATGGGTCTGATAGAAGAATGAAATACCTAGATTGTGTTGAATACCTGATGAAACATGAATCAACTTATAATGATCTCGATAAACAGATCAAATTCCTTTATCCCAAATGGATGGACTATGAAATGTTCTTAGGGGAGTCATACTCGCCAATTCCAGATAGACTACGTAGTGCCCTTGAAATTCAGACAATCAGACATCAATCAGTGTTTAAAATTGGGACTAGGTTGTACAACACAGTGGTTGATGTCATAAGATTTTTGTGGATGAAAGAAACTCCTTCAGAGCAAAGAGAGACTAAGCTAGTTAGAGATGTTCATATACTTAAGACATATTATCCCATGATCAAGGACACCCTTGAAGAAACAAGAGAACAATTCTCAGGGTCGATAGTGGATCAAACTAAATCAGTGGTCATGTTATTACTCAAGCTGTATTCTCTTAATGACCGAAACCTTAAAGCTATTATGTATGGAACATCCACCTCAGATATTAGAGACACTTATCAGAATATAACTGAAAGAAACAGTGCAATCTCATTAACACATTCCATCAAACTGAGTGAGGCAGCAATAGCAACTCCTCCTTTGTCATATGATGATATGTTTATGAGATACAACTATTTCATTCTATCAGGGATGGCTGGTTTTGATGAATTACAAGAAAAATCTTTTGAAGATATAACAGAGGAACAAATAAATTTCATCATGAGTGACACAAATCTAAGTAAGAA